CCGTGGCAAAGCCTACGGCAACACTGCCCTCGCCCCACGCTAGTTCACCGAACCCCGCGCGGCCCCAGCCGGTAAAGGGGACGGTGATGTCTGTCATGGTTTAGGCAATCCGAACAATGGCCGTCGAAGCTGCCGCAGCAGGGAAGACAATCTCGAAGTCGCCCGCCGTCGAGGTCTTGGCACCGCCGAAGTCCAGCACAATCACCGAAGGATCGCCCGCCACCGTGTCGTTGTAGATCAGTGCGCCATAGGCCGTGATCGTCGCCGAGGTGAAGGTGATGTCCGCGAAGTCGGTGAACGCCGTCGTCCCGCTCGTGGTCGGGTCTACCCGCGTCAGCGAGCCACCGCCCGCAGAATACGAGCCAGACGCGCCAACCTCATTGGTCGCGGTATAGGCCGTCGTCGCAGCGGTGAACGAGGCGCTGTTGTCGTAAAGCGCCAGTTTGAAGTCGTCCCCGCCCGAGTTGCGGAAATCGTGGATCCCCTCAAGAAGCTCTTTCTTGAAGGACGTACACATGAAGTTGCCGGTGAATGCCACGTCAGAGCCTCCTTACCAGATCAGCAAGCCCCGGATGACCTGCATCGTTCAACGCATTATACACAGTTGTCCGGTCACTGTGAACCGCCTGCTTCAGGTAGCCAAGAACCACCTGCTCCACGCGCTGCTTGAAAGCGTGCGCCTGATCTCGGATCGGTGCAGGCGCATCTGCCGAAACGGCGACGATCTTGTCCGCACATTTGGCAGCCAACTCCTCCGGTGTGAACCCACGCCCGGAAGTCGTGTTGACCGTCACAAGCTGCGCGTAGCGCGGCACTTCCATTGATGCTCCAAGCATTACTGTTTCGGCCTCACTACCATGCCCGTCCGATACTGATCGGTCGGTTCCTTTGCCTCGCCAAGAAGTTTGATGCCAATCAGCGATTCTTGGAACCGCTGATTGTACATCGCCATGATGTCCTGCTCGCCCTTCATGTAGATGTACGCCTCGACCAGCGCGCCATACAGAAGGGTCAACTCCGCATTGGTGCTGATCCACGTCGTGCCGCTCTCGGCACCTGCTGTCAGGCTGGCCGGTCGATACAGGTAATGCAACTCCATTACGTAGTTCGACGCGGGCGTCGGTGCCAAGATGAAGTTGCCCACGTCGAACTGGGCGTAGTATTTGGGCTGCCCCGTCACCGAGCCATTAGGGTTGTAGCTTTGGACGAAGTTGGCGTCCTTGAACTCGACAAACGTCTTCGACCCCGAGACCTCGTAACTCAGCGCGTAGGGCGCCAGAAAATCAGACGGGCACGCCAGATACTTGTTCGACGTCGTCGCATTCGCCGTCACGTTCTTCTGAAACAGGCTCAATTGGACGCTTTTCAGGATGCGTTCCTCCGCAATGCGGATGAACACAGGCAGGTTGTTCACGAAGCTCGTCTCCGTGTTCTGCGTGTAGTCCTGAATGGCCTGCTTCAGTTGGGCGTATGTAAAGCTCATGTCGTCCTCACCGTAACAGAGCCAACTTGGCCAACGCCCCACACGGGCCCAAGAGTCGGATCCTCAACCAGCGGCACGCCGACGAAAACAAACAGCGGCTCCGGCTGATCCGGCCGCGCGTCCTTCAGCGCCTGCGGGTCAGAAACCCTGCGCCGCGGCTCAAGTTGCGGGTGCTTCGGCTCGTACTCGTCCGGGCCCACAAGAAAGCCCGTCCACTCCTTCTTCATCCGGTTCAGCCGATAGCGGAACCCAGAGCGGTCGGAGATGCCGTAAGCGTATTTGCCAGACGCAAACTTGCCCATCACATCCCCCAGCTATAAGCCACACTGGGCTGGATGATGAACGACGCGCGGTCGCGGTCCTCTTCCATCGCACGAGCCATCTCTTCCTCGTAAAGGATCTTCAGCACTTCCGTGCGCGCGGGGGCCTTCTTGAGAGAGATGTAGTAGGCCAGCCCCGCCGCAAGCGCAGGATAGAACCGAAACGGGACTTGCAGCGTGTTCGCCTGCGTCGCCGCGTCGTCCATACGAACAAGCCGGTCGAAGATGATCTGGTCAGTGCTGTTGTCCGGCGTCGGCCACACCTTCAGCGTAGGCGTGATCTGACGGTCAACGTAGAACTGCATGACGCGAGCCTGCATCGACTTGTCAGGGATGGTCAGGAAGTCATCCCGACTGATCCGATCAAGCGAGTAGTCCGTACCATCCCTGCGAACAACAGCCGACAGGATGTCAATCGTCTCCGCGCCAAGGCTGTACGACGCCGTTCCAACAGTCACTGTCTGCGTGGTCTGGGCAATCGTCCAGCGGTTGATGCCGCGGTTAGCCCACTCGGCCAGCATCAAATTCAGCGAACGCTTCGCGGTCCGCAGGTCATAGCCGGTACGCGCCTCCAAGCCGCAACGCTCGTAGGCTTCTTCGATGTACTCGGTGACATCGAGTTCGAAGGTTTTCGTACCGGAAACTGTCATCACTTCTTCCTTCGAAGAGCTTCAACGCGGCGAGGAGCGCCAGCAGGCTGACCCAACGCTTTCTTTTGCGATACCCTACTCTTTTTTTCCGATGCCGTCATTTCAGAAGACGTTTTTGGAGTTTCGGAAGAAATCCTACGGGAAGGTCGGCAGTAAGGTGTCCCACGAGATTCACCCTCTTGCCTGCCACAAGCCTTCCCGGTGCGAACGTCAACCCACTTCTCCTTGAACCAGCGCTTGAGGTTGGCACCCTCTTTGGTCTTCCGGACAGCCATCAGATCCCCTTCGTCACCTTGCGGCGATCTTCCAAAACTTGTCCACACCCACGAGCAACAACCCCGCCCGACGCCTTTTTGAGAACAGGGCGCTTTCGAGGGCCTTGAGAAACGCCCCAGTTGGCCGCCCCGACTTTTCGGCACTTGGCAATAGCGCCGGATGCGTACGCCGACGGGAAAACCTTGTAACGGGCCTTTACCTTGTCGTAGCACGCATCCTTCGCCATCACTTCTTCCCCTTCTTCACCGGACCGCCCTTGGCAAGACCCCGACGACGAATCGGAAGAACAGGACCCTGACGACGGCGTTTGGCCGCAAGATCTTCATTCGAAATAGGTATCACAGGGGACTTAACCCCCGAGCCTGTTATGGATACTCCCCGTCCGCCACCCGGCGCCATCGGGGGCGACTTCACCGGAGGAGGCATGGGGAGAGGTTTTGAGCGGGGCATGTTCCTGCCCGAAGACGGGGGCTTTCTAACATTATCCATCACTTCTTCCCCTTCTTCGCCGGGCCACCCTTGGCCAGACCCTTCGGGCGCATCGGAGGAATCGGGACCGACTTGCCTTTCAGGCCCGGAGGCCGCATCGGAGGAACGGGAACCGGCCGCGAACGGCGCTCGGCCGCAAGATCCTCGCCCTGAAAACGCTCCGCCTGCTCCGCGCTCTCGCGAACATTGCGCATTTCGCGCAGTTCACGGGCCCCGGCAGCCGCACGGCCACGCGAAATCGCGTTTACCCGCGGCTTGTTCTTCATTTGCTGCTGCTTGCGCTTCATCACATTTTGTCCTTCTTCGCCATGCCGCCGCCGCGCATCTTCTTGACCATGCCACCACCGCGCATCTTCATCGCCATGCCACCACCGCGCATCTTGACGGGCTTCTTCTTGCCCATCTCGCCGCCCATGGCCATCTTCTTACGAGGGCTCATCGCCATTTTTCAGTCTCCTGTAAAATGCCGCGCGCTTTTCGAAGAGTTCCGCGGCGTCATACTCTTCGAGGTACTGGTCATAATACCCGAGTTCCTTCAGCTTGTCTGCCGCTTCTTGTATCTTCGACAGGCGCTGAACAAAGATCATCGAGTACACGGTTCCCGTGACGGGAACAAAAGTCCCGTCGTCCACAAACTCGTTCTGGCCGTCGTCCGGGTGAAAACCCATGACCCACAGATCGCGCTGGACAAAAATCCCCTGCGAGATCGCAACGTTCAACTGGTCCAGATACTCGTGGTAGGCGTCAGGAGACTGACGCTCATGGTGGTTGACGACAATAATCAGGTCGAAACTGTCATCAAAGGACGAAAGGATCGAATACAACGCCTGATTGCCGCCGTACTTGAAGACAATCGCCACGCGGTTGTTCTGCCAAGCCGTCTTCGCATACGGGCACGCGGGAAGCCCGGCAAAGTACGGATTCGGCTTCTCAAGGGCATAGGCAGACCATGCGCGGATCTCGGCGCAGATCTTCCGCTCCTCATCAAGATAGAAGGGCTCCAGCGTGCGCGTCAGCATTTCCATCTCCGACGGGCCTGCCGCAGCCTGCTGTTCGGGTCCTTCGCCGCCTCCGGAAAATCCTTCATTTGCCCCGCGGACCGCGCGCAGTAGCTTTTCCGCCGCGCAGCGCGTGCGCCCGTCGGGTTGTCTTCCGTCACGGCCGTCTGCAACTTGCTACCGGGGTTCTTGCGGCGATACGCCTTGACGCCAGCCGCGGTCATCCCAGCCCCCGCCTTTGTCGGGCGGAAGTTCTTCTTGTTCCGAGGCGGCATCTCACCTTTTGACATCAGTAGGCATCCCCGTCGCGAATAAGGACGATCTCAAAGTACGAGGAGACAGTGGCATTGCTTCCAGAACCCTGAGCCGTCGCGGTTACACACTCGCCGGGTCGAATACGGATCGGGTATTGAAAGAGGTAATCAACCGACCCAGACTGGATCGTTGTCTTCGCCGCTGTGCGGACGATATCG